ACTGGTGGTGGTACTGGTGGTGGGACTGGTGGTGGGACTGGTGGTGGGACTGGTGGTGGTACTGGTGGTGGGACTGGTGGTGGGACTGGTGGAACTAAACCAACTACATTTAAAAGAGCCGACGGGTCTGTTCTTACTCTACCTTCTGATTGGAATGAACAGACAGTTGCTCAAAGAATTGCTTTTATGAATGCAAATAAGATCTCTGTAGCAGATCTTAAATTTAACAATTTTACTCAAGCTGACATAGATGATTTTATAGCAAATGGATTTAAACCTTACACGGCGCCTGCTAAACCTACGGACCCTACTACACTTACAAATCCTCCTACAACTAAAACTTATGTTAGGGCCGACGGGTCTGTTCTTACTCTACCTTCTGATTGGAGTAAATATACAGTTCCCCAACAAATTGTTTGGTTGAACGCAAATAAGATCTCTGAAGCAGATCTTAAACTTAATAATTTTACTTCAACCGATATAAAAGGTTTAAAAGATTTAGGGTTTGTTCCTTATACGGCTCCTCCTGAGCTTCCTATTATTAAACGTCCTGCAGACGAAATTACAGAAACTAAAAAAACAGCTTTTCAACCATTTTATAAAAGCCCAACTATTTTACAGCCCACTAGGGGGATGACTGCATTACTTAGTACACCAAATGTAACGCCTGAACAAGATTTTAGAGGTTATAACCCACAAACTCTTATAGACACTGCACAAGAGTTTATATATCAAAACCCAAAATTAGAGCCTACTGCGTTACCTTCTTTTTTAAAAGATGAATTTAAATTAACCCCCCAAGAAGTTAATTACATTGTCCAAAATGTAAATTATGGAGCGCGACCAGCAGATATTGTTCCGCCATCTCTTACGTATGCTACTACTGGGTTTACTGCTCCAAGTCAAGGGGGGTTAACAAACGCGCTGAATAACAAAACTGTATTTCCTGGTGGTGCGCCTGATTATTACAAAGCAATAAACAATTACTTAATTAGCCCTAATGCAGATTTAAGCCCCACAGGGGTAGCGCAAGCTATGCGTCAAACTGGTGTAACTACAGACGATCTTATTAAAGCTAAAGCAATTGCGGACGCTTCTTTTATTAACCCTCCTGTTACTTCTCCTGTTACTCCTCCTCCTGACTCTGGTGGTGGTGCCCGTGGACGCGCGGGAGGTTTAATAAAAAGATATGAAAAAGGTGGTGAAATAAATACAGAAATAATAGAGACTGTTCCGGACTATGTAATAGAAAATTTATTATCAAAAAAACCACCCTTTAATACAGAAACAATAAAGACTGTTCCGGACTATGCAATAAAAAATTCATTATTAGAAAAACCACTCTTTAAAGAAAAGAAAATTGATCTTTCAGAGCCTTCTTTAAAAGAAGCTATGAAAAAATACACTTTAGAAGATTTTGGAATTATCCAGCCAAAAACTAATGTGTTTTCTTATGAAACTGGAAAAATGTATACTCCGCTTAAAGAAATGGAGGCAATAGCGTACGCTAATATGTCCCCAGCGGAAAAAGAATATTATTTACAACAAATGATGGTACGTCAGGGACGTACAGGAGCTGAATATTTTCCTGCGTCCATGTTTAAAAAAACCGCTCCAGCAACTAATCTTGAGCGTGCTATGTACCAGTATGCTGAAGGCGGCGGTGTTGGGCGCGGCTTAAGCAGTATTGCTATGAAAGGCTATGCTGAAGAGTTACGTAGACAAGGCCGTGATGGCGATACGATGTTAGCCCACATTAATCCACAAGAAGCAAAAATGCTTGAGATGATGGGCGGCTCAGGTACTATTAACCCAGCAACGGGATTACCTGAGTATGGATTTAGTTGGAAAAAATTATTAAAAGCCGCTCAGTTTATCATACCGTTTATACCCGGTCTTGGGCCTATAGCATCTGCTGCTCTAAGCGGAATTGCAGGGGGTTTTGCTGGGCCAGGGAAAGGATTTGATTTTAAACGCGGGTTGCTTTCTGGTTTAGCTTCTTATGGTTTAGGTCAAATAGGAAAAGGTTTAGAAGCGGCTGGTGGTCCTGGGGTAGGTGCTCCTATAATTGATAAATCTGAATTAATGTTTGGGCCACCTGCGCCCGCTTCAAGTTTTTCTAATCCAAGTATGCTAACTGATTTTAGGCCAGCAGCAGAGACTATTATGGCTCCCCCTGTAAGTAATGCCACTGCTCCTATTGATGTAGCATCCGGCCCCGTTACGCAGGGGATGTCCCCCGGTCCTAGCCTTGGCGCCCGAGTTTTAGATTCTGGACAAAATATGTATCAAGGGGTTAGCAATATTATCTCTGGAACTCCTGGTTCATCAGAAGCATTTAAAGCAACGGCGGGATTTAGCCCTGCAACCGCAATAGCAGGTACAGTGGCAGGGCTTGGTACATTGAGCGGATATGATGAAAGTAAAGTACTTCAACTTCAACAAGCTGCGCTTGCTGCTAAAACTCAAGAAGAAAGAGATTATTACGAAGACCTTGCTCGTAGATTACTTAGAGGTTTTGCTGGTGGCGGGAATATTATGGCGCTTGTTGGTGGAGGTGCTACAGGGCCAGCTAATTCTCCTCGCACAGTTAATGGCGCTGGGGATGGTATGAGTGACAGCGTACCTGCTAATATTGAGGGTATTCAAGAGGCTCGCCTTGCAGACGGTGAGTTTGTTATACCAGCCGATGTTGTTGCGGATCTTGGTAATGGATCTAGCAACGCTGGATCTAAAAAACTTTATGCCATGATGGATAGGATACGACAAGCCCGACACGGCACTGCAAAACAACCGCCCGAAGTAAATATGGGCCGCTTGATGCCCGCTTAAAGGAGTAGTTATGACTACTACTACAGTTCAGAATCTACAAAGTGATATTCCTGACGTACTAAAACCGTTTTATGCAGGTACAAAACAAAAAGGTCAGCCGGGGGAAGTAGGCTACGAACCCGCATCTACTGGGCTTATTGAACGCGGTTTATCCGCTATTTTTCCTGGTGGACTATCAGGTCAAGCTGCATATCAAGCCCAATATTCTCCAGTAATTCAAGCTGGGTTGATGGGTGCTGGAAGTATTGCAGGGTTATCGCCATTTCAAACAGCAGTAGGGCAACAATTAGGAAGTATGAGTTTGCCAGGGCAATACCAACTGGCTACTCAAGCTGGACAGCAGGCAGCGGCGGGGTTCCAGGGCTTGCAAAATGTCCAAGCTCCTTCTGTTAGCGCAGATGCGCTTACAAAGTATCAACTTGGTTCTGCGCCTACAGTATCTGCTAGAGATCTTACAACTTATCAACTTGGTTCTGCGCCTACAGTGTCAGCGCAAGATCTTACGCAGTATCAAATGACGGGACCAAGTGCGTTTACGTCAGATATTGCTAAACAGTACATGTCTCCCTACATGCAGGCGGTGGTGGATCGTCAGCAACAGGCTGCAATTATTGCAGCGCAACAAGCACAGTTAGGACAAAATTTAGCGGCAGCGCGACAAGGTACTTATGGGGGTGGAAGGCAAGCTGTTTTACAACGAGGTAGAGAAGATGCATTAAAAACGCAACTTGGTGATATTCAGGCTAGGGGGTTACAGTCTGCATATGAAAATGCTCAAGCTCAATTTGAACGTGATCGTGCGGCACAAATCGGTGTTGGTAGTCAAAATTTACAAGCTGCACTTGGGGTTCAACAGCTAGGTGCAGGTCAGTCACTACAAGCTGCACTAGCCAATCAAGCCGCACAACAAGCCGCACAACAAGCTAACTTACAAGCTTCTTTAGGGGTACAGCAGTTAGGTTCTGGACAAGAATTACAAGCTGCATTAGCTAATCAAGCTGCACAACAAGCGGCTCAACAAGCTAACTTACAAGCTTCTTTAGGGGTACAGCAATTAGGTTCATCTCAATCACTAGCAGCCCAACAAGCTAATCAACAAGCAGCATTACAAGCAGCCCAACAACGACTGGCTGCATCACAAGGTCTTGGAGGTTTAGCAGGTACATTTGGGCAGCTTGGAACACAACAGCTTGCCGGTCAGCTTGACCTTACAAAAACGCAAGGTGCATTTGGCGATTTACAGCGTGGGATTCAACAGCAACAAATGGATGCTCAACGCCAGATGCTTACCGAACAAGCGCAGTACGGACAGACTCAAGTTGGTTCATTATCTAATTTATTGCGTGGTATACCCATGACTTCTGCCACTCAAACAACATCAGTACCGCCTCCAAGTTTTGCTAGCCAATTGACCGGCTTGGGCTTGACAGGAATTGGGTTGTACAACATGCTTGGTGGGGGTAAATCATGAGCCTTCAAACACTAGACAGGGTGCTTAGTAAAACAACAGATCGCTCTGTTGGTGATCTTATTGCTACTTACGGGTCTAACGTCCAAAGGCTCAAGATGGACGCGGCTGCGGGTAAAATTGACCCAACCAAGGCAGTCATGGCTATGATGGCAATCCAGAGGATTGTTGCTGCTAATACACAGCCACCTCCCGGTACGACGGTAGCTCAAGATACGGGTATCGCCCCGCCCCCACAACAAATGGGCATGAACGCTATAACACCTAGTGTTACACCTGTTGCACCTGCTGCACAGCAACAACCCCCTATGCGTATGGCCTACGGTGGACAAGTTGCTGTCAGTAATAACCAAGTGCCTTCACCTGCGATGGAGCGTGGCCTCTCAGGACTACCTGTGCCGGATAACATGTTTGACTATGCCGAGGGCGGCATGATTGCGTTTGGTGACGGTGGGAATGTTAAGCGGTTTCAAGCTGCTGGGGCGGTCAACCTTCCATACAGCGGAACTTACCCTGTTGGGCCTAACCCAGTGTTCCCAAGTGGGAGCAGTTTAAGCTATGGATCAGGCGTAAATCCCACAGGCTCTAATTTTATGCGTATGCCTCCTACATTTGACTATCGTATTGCACCCGCAGCCCCTCCGGGTACTCCAGCAGTTTTACAAAATCCTTTATCAAGAATTAATCCTACGGGGTATAGACAGTTTGCTGAACAAATAGCTAAATTAGCTCCATATCTTGATGAAATGGCTTTAGAAAAACTATATCAACAAACTGCTGGTAATGTTTCTAAAGCAATTAATGTTTTAAAAAGTCTTGGTCCAGCGGCTGGTTTAGGTGTAGCTTCTTTAGGTGTAGAACAAGCTACTGGTTTATCTCCTGAACAACAAATGGTAAGAGGAATACGAGCAACAAATCCTGTTATGGGAAGTTTAATGTCTTTGGCCGAGCAAATAGGACTTGTTAAACCTGTACCAACAGAAAAACAAAAAGCTGCTCAAATAGCTGCTTCGCAACCTGTTTCTGGTAGAGAACGTGGTCAAGAGGGATACGTTAATCCTTTAGTTGAAGAAGCGGGAAAAGAACAAACAGAGCCGCCTAGAGATACCAAAGCTGAAGAAAAAGCTGCAATGGATACTGCAGTTAGTGAGGCTCGTAAAATTATAGGACCAGCGCTTAGCATTGGTGTACCTAAAATTGCAATGCCTGCTGAACCTAAGCGAATGGTCGTACCCCAAGAAAAAGATATAGACGTTGAAACAGAGGCAGCAAGAGGTTTAGCTAGTCGGTTAGTTCCTATGCCTGTTGACGCCGATAAATCATTTGATCAAATATTAAAAAGCGATAGGGAAACTTTAGCTAATCAAGGCTACGATTTTAATATGATTAAAAATTTAGTGGCGGAAAAACGTGTAGATATGGAAAAAATTCCTGAGCAACGTAAAGAAGCTGCTAATTTAAGGTTGCTTGAAGCTGGCCTAGCCATTATGGGCGGTACATCCCCGTACGCATTTGTTAATATTGGTAAAGGTGGGTCTGAAGCAGCTAAAGGCTTTAATGAGGACATGAAAGAGTTTAGAAAACTTGACCGTGAGTATCGTAAAGAACTTCAACAATTGCAGGTTATGCAAAATCAGGAAACGTTTATGCTTACTACAGAGGGTAGGAAGCGATACGAACGTATACAAGATAAAGTTGAACAAAGTAAATTAAAACGTGCAGAAGTTGCATTTAGTATAGGTAGAGATGCGGTTAAAAATTCTATAGAAGATAGAAGAACAGCAGAAACGGCAAATGCTGCTCTTGAACGCACAATATATGCACAACAGGCTGAGATTAATAAAGCACAAGCGCAAATTCAAGGCCAAGTAAATATTGCATCAGCACAAAATCAAACGCAACGTGATGTAGCAGCGGGGCAAATTGGCGCTTTAGGTATGAATGAACGCTTAAAACAAGAACGTGAAAATCGAATGATCGATCAAATTATGGCCGATGCTAAAACTGCTGGTAAACTTATAACTAGATCTGAAGCTTTTGAAATTCTTAAACAAATGGAAACAGGTTTAGGTGCGTATAGAGCAGCGCAAAACGAAACAGCGAAGCAACGTATTCGGGCTTTGGTTGTAAGTAAAATTGATGAACCAACTTTACGTATTAATATTGCTAAAGGGATGGGCTTAAAAAGTGCTCCGCCACCTGGAGCTAATGCTGCATTTGATAATAAAGTAAAAGAAGAGTATGAAAAAATAATTCAACGTGCGATGCAGGCTAATGCCGGTGGAACAGAAACTTCAGATTTTTCAGGTTATAAATTACTCTCCTCAGAGTGATAGGCTACTTTTATGCCAGTCTATAGAGTTCAATCGCCTACAGGTAAGATTTATAAAATAGAAGGTCCAGAAAATGCTGATCCTAATAAGTTATTTCAAATAGCGCGACAACAAGATGAAAATGAACAACTAAAACAGTTGCGATTAGACTATGGCCCCGGTGTTTTAGAAACATTAGGACAAGCTACAAAACGTGGGTTTCAGCAACTTGGGTCTACCATTACCGATGTCATACCCGCTTTGGGGGCGTCGGTTCTTGGGTTTGATGAATACGCTAAAGAGCAGCTTGCAGAGGCGCAAGAAAAAGCGCGACTGCGCGAAATGGAATCCCCAACTTTATTTCCTTCTTACAAAGACGTTCGTGGGATTGGCGATGTACCAAAGTTTGTGGCGGAAACAATTGGTGAAAATGTTGCCAACATTGGCGCTGCTCTTGTTCCCGGTGTTGGTGCTGCCGGGCTTGCTGCTCGTGCTGGTTTGGGTGCTGCTGGGCGGCTTGCTGCAACCAATGCAGGAACTTTTTTGGGGTCGTACTCGTTAAATGCCCCAGAGATCTTTCAAAATGTCTATGAAAATACAGGAGAGTTAGCACCTTCTGCGGCAATTATTGCCGGTTCAGTTTCTGCGGCACTTGATTCTATTTTACCTGCTCAATTAGCTAAAAAAATTTCGGGGCAAGCTAAAGCAGGTATTGTTGAAAAAATGCTTGAACGCTCTGGTATGGATCGCGGGCTTGCACGGTCTATTACTGCGTCCGTTATTTCTGGAGTTCCTACAGAAGGTCTTACCGAAGGTGCTCAAGAAGCCATTAGTATTGCAGCGGAACGGTTTATAGATAAAAACCCTGAAGTATTTGGCAGTAAAGAATGGGAGCGTCTTACCAATGCCTCTATCAAAGGGGCTATTGCAGGCGGTGTATTTGGTGGAGTAGGGGGCGGAATTGAAAGTGCTAGAACTGCCTCTGAGCGCCGAACAGCTTATGAAAATGCTCTGCAACGTAGACAAGAGCGCCTGCAAGAGCGAGAAATTGACCGACTTGGTCAAGAGATTGAAAGCATGCAGACTATTGATGGTCAAATGCAACTTCCTGGATTTGAGCTTGGCCCTGCTTCTAGTCTTTATACGCCACCACCCAAAGAGAAAAAACTTACCAAAGAAGAGCGGGATGCTCTTAAAGCGCAGGCTGAAGAAGATGCTAAAGCTGCAAGGGAGGCCGGTATCGCGCCGCCTATCACAGGTAAACAACTTGAAATGTTTACTGAAACAGGTGCTCTTACTCCAGCTATGGAGCGTGCCGCAACTAAACAGGAACAAATTTTAGCAAGACAAGCTAAGCAAAAAGAAGAAGCTGAGCTTAAAGAATCACAGCAACGTTTGAAAAGTTTGCTTTCAGCTAAGCAACTAGAGCTACCTGGGTTTGATGCAGAGTCATTAAAAGCACTCCAAGACGCAGAAGCTGCAGCGTCCGTAAGCTCGCAATTTGATTTGTTTAGGCCCGCACCTAAAGCTCCTCCCCCTGCTCCTCCTACACTAGAAACTATCACTAAACTTGATGATCTTGTTGGGTTTGGCAAGATGCTTGGTGTGGGGCGTACCGCACGTATCTTAAGACCTGATAGCCCATTAGCTAACAAAGACATCACTGATCCTGCACAAGCCGCAGAAGTAAAACGTGTTTTAGAAGCCTACGCTTCAGGTACTCCTGCTGTAGGCTCAGCAGAAAAAATTGAATCTTTTTTAAGCCGCCCTGAATTTCAAGGAGTTAGTGATGTTGCAAAATCTGACCAACCAACAGGTGGAGAAAGCGCTGGAGTGGTTGTTCAACCCGATACAAGCGCCGCCCCCGGAACCCTTGGACAAGCTGAACCAAGCGGAGTGGTATCTACTGAACCAGTTACTGGAGAACCTGTTGTCGGAGAAGCAGAGAAACCTGCTGCAGTAAAACAAAGTCAAGAATATATAGATCAACGTAAGCAAGCTGCAGAAGAAAGAAAACAAAAGATTGCGTTTGGTAAAGCTATTGGTGCCGTTAGAGAAGAAGATCTTATGGCCCGTGCGAACCTACAAGCTCAGAAAGCCGTTAAGGAAGAAAACTTTTCGGGTGTGTTAGACGCGCTTGAAAAAAGTAAAAACCCTGTCATACAAGAACTTGCTAGGCTTGCTAGAAACTTAAAAACAAAAATTAAAATTGACGATAACGCTTACGAAGAAGTTGATGCCCCAAATTCGGAGTCTAGACAGCGGTCTATAGATTCGGCCAAGATTCATTTAGGTGCTCTGGATTACCTCCGTAGTGTTGCACCTGAAGTGGAGCAACTACCCCCCGGTGCTATGCTGCCTTTTGAAATATCTAGCAAATCAATACCTGCTTTTGATAAAGGACAGGAAGCAGGAAGTGTCCGACTACAGGAATTTGCAAATATGAATCACAGCTTTTTTGCGCCATTAGGTCTTGGCGCAGGGGCTAAGTTGCGTACTAAAGAAGATTTTCAAAGGTTAAACAATGCGTTTGAGCAAAAGACACAAGAACTAGGAGAAGATCGTTTACGGATGACTTCTACGGCTTCATCAAAAAGGCTTGCAGTAAGTGGTATTTATGATGCTGATACTGACACCATTCGTACAAGTGAATATTCTGCTAAAAATGAAGGTGTGTTAGCGCATGAGATTGTGCATGCCCAACTTGTTCGTATCATTTCAAATCCAACTAACGAACAAAAACCAATTGTTAAAAAATTAGAGGCGCTATATCAGCATGTCAAAACGCACTATGACAACATAAAAAAAGACTTAACCGCATACGACTTACAATACTATCGGGAGCCATACGGCGTAGCCAGTATTCAAGAGTTTATTGCCGAAGGTATCGCCAACCCAAGATTTCAATACGAATTATCTCGCATTAAGTACGAGAACACTTCAGCATGGAGCAAGTTTGTTGAATACATAGCCAATTTGCTTGGGTTAAAAAATGATAATGCGTTTACTGAGCTACTAACTATTTACAGCGAGCTTGCTGGACAGACTGATTTACAGCAAGAATTGATTGCCGCTGCAAAACCTAAAGCTGAACCTAAAGTTGAAGCCAAAACAGAACCCAAGACCGAACCCAAAAAGGAAACCCCAAGTGCCGCTGCGCCCACCGAAACCGTCGAAACAGAAGAAACGAGAGAAACAAAGGCTCCTGAAAGAACAGAAGTGGCAGCAGCCGTTGCAAGCCCCTCAACTGAGCAAGCCGTTGCTAGAATCCAAAAATCTATTGATACCCAAATAGACAACGCTTTAAGAAGTGAGTTCGTACGTACAGCTAATGACATGGGCATTGGCGTGGAAAGACTCCCAGAAGTAAACTTCACGGGGTCTTACTATTTTCAATTATTTCGTATACCAAGGTTGGTGCAAAGCATTTTAAATAAAGTTTACGATTTAAGAACTGTTGCTGATAAGAAAAAACCTACCAATAAAGATAGAAACAATAAACAAGAGTTGGGCGCTTTACTTGCCGAAGTAGAAAAATACGACCCCGAAACAAAAGCAATTATTAATAAACTTATTAACACTTCTGATAAGGTAAGAGACCGAGTCCTTGGTGAAATTTATAGGCTTGCTAAAGAGCAGTTTAACAAAGAAATTTCTAGCGTTTTAAAGCGCGTTAAAGCAATTATTCAGGAAACAAAAGGATCAAAAACAAAAGAACAAATAGCGCAAGAAAATTTAGATATCGCCCGTGGAGTAAGTAAGAAAAAAGTTGAAGATGAAACAAAGCTTCAAGAAGAAGCAGACTTGCGAAGAGCTATGGAGGCAATCCTAGATAGCGCACTAAAGTCTGCAACCACAAAAGGAAGTGTCCTAAAAGAACTAAAAGAGTATGTTAAAAGCGGCAAAAGGAAACTGTTGTTAGCCCCTCAGTTTTCAGGACCAGCTTTTAATGAAGCTCAAGTGGACATGGCTAAAAGTGGCAACCTTAATGGGTTGCTCAATAGCATCATACGCCAGACTAAAGATCCTGCGATACGGCAGGCGCTTGTGCGTATGCGTGCTCTTAACTTAAAGACAAAACTACAAGTAAAAATCCCAGAAGAAAACACTATTTTGGAAGCACTTGTAGCAGGTTCATACGATTCAGACACAAACACCATTGTTTTAGATCCAAATAGTGGTATGACAACGCATGCTTTTGTACATGAGCTTGTACATGCGGCTATATCTAACGTGTTGTCTAATCCAAGTCATCCCCTTACCAAAGAATTTAATAAGTTCTTTGACCAGATACAAAATCGATTAGGGGCAGCTTATGGTGCTCAAAACTTACAAGAGTTTGCATCTGAGCTTGTAAGCAACCCAGATTTTCAAGCCATACTTAAAGACATCAAGACTCCCCGTAGTGAGAGTCTGTTCAAACGCATCATGCGTAGTATTGCTGAGTTTTTAGGGTTTGCTCCTAAGTCATCAGCGTTTGATACAGGGCTTAACTTTATCAATGACGCAATCGATATAACCAACGGCGTCCCTGCCTCTGCCCCTCAAAAAATGTTTTTGGGTATGGGTAACTTCCCTGCTATAGGAGCTATAGGAAAATCCATGCCAGCGGCTACGCAAGCTACGCTGCAAAAAGTAAATGATGTAATGACCGACTTAGGCGACTCTGGGCTACGTACTGCGGCCTTTGGGTTATTGCGGTTAGATAACATTAATCAAATGTATAAGAAAGAGTTACCGTCACTGCAAAACTTGTTGGACGCTACAGAAAAACGTAACGGTGCCCAAGAGCAACTAATTAAAAAAGTTAACAATAACTACAAATCTTTTGTTGCTATTCAGAAAAAATTTCCTGAGCAAATGAAAAAGCTTAACGATATTGCGATTGAAGCGCGTATCGCAGAAGTAGATTTACTTAATCCAAACTTTGTCCCATCTGAAAAACAAAAGGCTGAATTTGTTAGGCTAAAGGGGGCGTTTCGTAACCTCGATAATTCTGTACAAAACGTTTATCGTACTGTACGTGAAGATTATGATGCGTCGTTCAATCGTTATATGAAAATTATTGACAACGCTGCCAAGAGTGTGTCGCCTGCACTAGCCACTAAACTAGCTCAAGAATTTCAGACCCGCAAGCCTTTGATTGGGTATGTGCCGTTTCAACGGTATGGAGACTTTTTTGTTGAGTACACAGATCCTACCAACAATGAGCGCACAGTCTCTTCGTTTGAGTCAAGAAGCCAACGTCAAGCCTTCATTGACACAATGCTCAAAAACATACCACACAAGTCATATCAAAAACTAGAAGATGTGCGGTACACAGGTGAAGGCGTACCTCAATCATCGTTTATCTTCAAAATTATGGAAGGTTTGCGGAAACAAAATGCTTCGCAGGCGCAGCTTGACTCTGTATATCAGTCGTATTTAGCCACGTTTCCTGGTGAATCCATGATGCGGCAGTTCATGAAATCTAAGAACGTGCGTGGTATGGAGAGGGATCTTGTGCGTAACTATGGCGATCTGATGGTTCGCTGGACACGTAAACTTACTAATGCGGAGTTTATACCCCAAATTGATCGCGCCTTATATGAAATTAAAGAGCAAGGTAAAGAGACAGGTGACGCTAATGTTGAAGCCGCAGTCCGCAATATTTTAGCGCAAGCATCTTTCTTACATAACCCAACCTTTAACAACTTTACCCATACTGCAACTCAAATTAGTTATTTTGAGTACATAGCAGGCAACATCTCTTCTGCGCTAATCAACTTGACTTCCGTGCCTATGATGGCATGGCCTATGTTAGTTCGTGACTTTAGTTGGTCAAAGGCTACAGATGTAATGCTGGCGGCAGGGCGCACTGCCATGAACGATTGGAGTAAAAACGCAAAGTATAAAAAGTTATACGACACGTTAAACGATCATGCTCAACTTGAGCATACGATGGCACGGGAAATTTTAGAGGGCAGAAGAGAATCTACTGGTGACTATCTTGGGATAAAAGCTCGTGTATTAGATGGTTTATCCATACCCTTTATCGCAACGGAAAAATTTAACCGCGCAATTACTGCGATTGCCGCTTTTGATTTAGCTAAAGGCGCAGGTAAATCCGAAGCTGAAGCTATCCGCTACGCCCTCGATATTGTAAAAGATGTGCATACATCTGGTATGGCAGCAACTGGTCCGCGTTGGACGCAAGCTCCGCTAGGTAGGATCTTCTTTACGTTTAAATCTTTTATTTGGAACAGTGCTTATGTTATGGCACGGGCATTTCATCAAGCCTTCAAAGGAGAAACTCCAGAAATCCAACACGCTGCACGTAGGCAACTACTGGCTACGGTGGGTATGGCAACAGTATTGGCAGGTGCTAAAGGTATGCCGTTCTACGGCGCAGTCTCTGTATTGGCTACTATGCTCAATGCTTTGTTTGGAGATGATGACGAACCATTTAATTTTGATGAGTTCATGCGGGATTCTTTTGGGGAATTGTTCTACAAAGGATTTGCTAATTATTTATTTAACTTAGAAATTGCTAATCGTGCAGGCATTGCAACTGATTTACTTTTCCGTGACGATCCTAGAGGAGTTGCTGAACATGGTTACGTTTTATCAGCAATGCAACAAGTGTTTGGCCCCTTGGGTAGCATCGCAGTCAATACTGGGCGAGCAATTGAGATGTTTAAAGATGGCAACATCGAACGAGGGTTAGAGACCGCACTTCCAAGCTTTATTCGCAACTTTATGAAAGGAACACGGTACATGGTGGAAGGTGCAACAACGCTAGACGGTACACCCGTAATGGAAGATATCAGTGTTTACAACTCGTTGATGCAAATGATTGGCTTTGCCCCCGCAGACTTATCTTCTCGTTACGAAAAAATTCAAGCAGCAAAATCTTTTGAGCGGGATGTGCAAAAGCGCCGCCAACAAATCCTTGACTTGTACGACATGGCGCGTACTTCAGGAGACACAGAGTTACTTGAAGAAGCAAGCGAACGGCGAGAAAAATTCAATCAAACTATCCCTGAAAAAGCCATCACAGATGCCGTGCTACTTAGGTCAGCCCAGCAGCGACGTTTGGCTGAACAACAGATGATTTACGGGGTGCGCTTTGATCCAAAGTTAAGAAATAGACTTATGGATGAAATCTTAGAAGAAGAGGACTAAAAAAAGCCCCGCACAAGGCGGGGCAAATCAGGAGTCAACCACGGAGAAACAATTAAATTGTACTTGGTTTTCTCCAAACGCGCAACCCATACATGTTTTCCTCAATAACATGTTTGCATACGATGTCGAACTTCATACGTTTAGCTTCTGTTTTAACAAATTGTTCAACATCTTGACGGTCTATGCAAGGCACAAAAAACGAAGTCCCCGGCTTAAATTTATTCCACTCAATCAAGAGTGGCATCCCCATTATTTTCATTATCAAGTAATGGCTTATCGTTAAACGACTCTAGTTTTGCTGTGTCAAAACACAAAGCACTTACTGCTGATTGCGTATTAGCTACGGTTCCAGCAGTCATACGTTTTCTTTTAACCCCAAGAAACGCCCCAGATTTGCGATACGGAATAAGAACTTCATCAAAATTTATTTGCACCTTTGAGCATCGCTCCCTAAATGTTTTTGTTAGTATATAAAGTATCCTAGTGTCAGGCTCATAGCGCATGGTTAACGCGCCTTTTGGTTCTCTTATAGGTGCAAAATCTAAGTTAGTGCGAGAGTCTTTGTTACCGTTAATAACTAAAATTTCATTAAAGTGTTGTTGAATAAAGTTACCCAAAAAATCATCGGTATCAAAGAACCATTCTTTCGCTTTGTGTCTTGACTGCACAAGCAGGTTAACGCCATAGTTAAACACAGGCTTTATTGGTATGTCATGCAGTCCAAGATGCTTTGCAATTGCCCCACCAGTTACGGCTAATGACACCATGCCCGCCCAGTATCGTTCTGTGTTGCGAACCGAAGCTGCCCTATCTACAAGCAACTGAAAAGTTTCAAGTTGTTTTTTAACTAAAGGAAGCTGCTCTACTAAAGCTTTGCAATAAGGTTCAACGGCGTGTCCGTAGTTTGAAAGTATACGTCCAAAATGCTGCCTAGACCATGTCGAATCGCTGTTAGTTACATCTTTCATATATATTTCTAACATACGTTTTATTTCCCCATCGGGAAAACTTTTTATAGACAGCAGCGCATCAATAATTGACCGGTTGGACGTTGTTATCATCCCTGTTTGCCATCGAGTGTGGTTGTTACGCTCAACATTTTCATGCTGCTTGAGTCTATTTTTACCGCGCCCAAGTGTTGCGTCGTACACTTGATTGGACATCTGCTGCGGTTCCATGTTGGTGATTTCATCCATTGTGACCGCAAAGTTTTGCATGACACCAAGTCTTTGCATACGCGAGTTGTACGTATCGTTGGGGCTAAGTAAAAATTCTTTTGGTCTCCCGTATATGCTGTTGATAGACCAAAGCATAGTTGTTTTGCCTGACCCAGAGTTCTTACTAACCAAATTGAGCAAGAACCCATCGAGCATGGTGAATTTCATTAGCAACGTACCAAAACCCATAAAAAACGAAAATGCGCGATCTTCCTGCCCTGGTTGCCCATATATGTTAATGATGTCTTTCCAAACGTGAAAGTCACCCTTACTTTGAAACAAAGCAACATGAGGTAACGTAGGAGTTGATGGTGGTGAGTACACAATTTCGGTAGCGCGTATCTCACGATCCCCTACGATGATTGCAGATTCGTCTTGTAGCCAACCAAATTGTTTATGAGATATTTCAGCTTGAGATTGTTGTTGCAATTCTTCTACCCATTTAGTTACATACATCATTAAAAGCTCCTGTTTTTTACCCAACGCAGTAACACCGTGTTGAGCAATTGCGTTAATAAATCGTTCTTTAGATACAACTGTAGATAAAGGTAAAATAAAATCTGTTACACCATCCTTTGGTAAATGCAATCGAAGCAAAATAGTTTCTCCCACATCAGGATCTTTCATACGTTTGACTACATAAAAATCATACTGATAAACAAGCTTATCAGTCTCGCCGTTTTCTTTATCTTTTAAATGTATAAAAATGCCGCCCGTTTTACCTCTAAAAAAAGGAAACGGATATTTTGGTATTACATAAGTACGTACTTCTTGAGTCTGTTTTTCAACCGCCGAAATAACACTATCTTCTTCACTAGCTTCAACAAACTCTCGCCCTAATGCTATTGGGCCTACAATTTTATGTGGGCAATCTACACACCCAGGCGGATTAAGCTTTTTAAATGTTTTACATTCATACGGACCATTAGTTAAACTTGCTTTTTTCTCAGTTGTTTCTTTGTTGTAGTCTGGATGACGTTTTGAAATAATATGTATTGCTTTATCTCGATCAATACAACTTTGAGCAACCGATAATCCAGCCCTCCAAAGCGGCTCTAAAATTGTTTCCTGATTATTGTATATGTTTAGTATTTGATTACATCCGGTGCCTTCAATAGACTTAACTAAAATTGTTTTAAATCTTGATTGACTAGCGCCTATCAAAGCAATTGTGGCGGGATCAGTTATATTGCTATAGTTAATCTTTGTAGATTCATTAAGTGTTACGTCAATTGGGGGAAGTAACTCAATAATTTTTTCATTTGGTATTAGTGGAGCTACATATAAAGCTACCACAGGTATAGGGTTGTTTAAATCTTTGAGGTGGTTGCTACCAATCATACGTAGCACCCGTGCAGCATCTGCAGGTACTGCGCGATCAATATTAAAGTTATATTTTTCGCATAATTGTTTTAATTGTTCCGCATGACCTTTCCACTGAGCACGGGGTATTGGCTCCTCAAGTATCCAATATACGTGTGCTCCGCGTCCTGAGCTAAGGATAGTAGGTTTGGGTAAAGTTGTTTCTTTACAAAATTGCTTAAGAGCAACCAGCCCAGCATTAAGGTCGGGGTATGGTTTTTCTTCGCCGCAATCAAGGTCGATAAAAAATGACTTGAGCTTAATTGCGTTCGCAGCAAAACGACCTTGTTGTGCGGGGCCAAACTTAGCTAATCCAAAAAACGCATTAAATTGATTGGCTTGTAATGCATCACATTGGTCACTTAACTCCTGAAAAGATGTTACAAATCTTTGTCGTACCTGCTCTTTTTGATTGATGCCCCAACTGCAATAATGCTCTCCTGGTGCAAGTGGAGGAAGCACCATTGCGAGGAACTCTTTCCTCGTTATCATAGCCGTCCTTAGTGGCCGTCCTAAAATGAATGAGGCAGGGATGCGACGGCAACATCCTTTTCGGGTGCGACCCTAGCCTATCCAAACCAGCTAAGCTAACTTTGCAAGGACTTTTTTTATTTTTTCAACGTGCCTACCAGAAACCACAGTTTTTCCACAAAACCATTTATAGACTGTGACTCTGCTTACGTTAAAAAATTCAGCGACATCCTTAACGGGAATGTCTCTATCCACACATATTTGCCCAAGCTTTACCCCAAGCAAATTTGAATTAGCTTGTTTGATTTCCTGCACTGTAGGGGTAGAGTACCCCTTAGCCATTACTCATCGTCCCACTCAGCTAAAATTTTAGCTAAATCTTTTTTCTCAGTAGGAGTCTCTTCCTTTTTGACAGTGCGTTTAACTGGTTCCTCAACGGGGGCTGGTGCTTTAACAACTTCAACAACATCAAGCGCAGCAAGTTGTTTTGGTTTGTAAGCATCGTAGTCAGCAACAGTCATTGTGATTGCACGTTTAGCCTCTTCAGACTTGCCTTTTTCAATCACAATTTCATGTTCTTCTGTTTTAAGTGTGCGAAGCCCACGAAACGTAATCTTGGGTGTTGAGACCTCTGTATCAAAACGCATTTCAGTAACAACTGCTGTAACAGGGATTCCCTTGCTACCAAGCATGCGCGAGTAAGTCCTAATAGGCCACTTATTAGGAGCGCCTTCACCAAAGATTGATGTAGATGGCAACGTCAATGCATAGATGTCGCCTTTAATATCATTAGCGAGCAACACGGCAAGCCGCTGTTGAAACTTACATGCACGAGATTTACCGGAGCCACTTGAGCCTTCTACGTTTTGTGGGCAATCTACGCAACGCTTAGCCTGTGGGTTATTAGCTTTAGCATCAGGTACTTCTCCATCGTTGGACCAACAGTCGGGGGCTGTCGGTTCGCTTCCTTCTGAATAAGCTTTAGCGTAAAACTGTCGAGCGTATTTTGGAGCTGCGGCGGCAATGACTACGTTTAAGTTGCGATCTTCGTTCTTAGCAACTTCTTTACCGTTAACCATCATACGCCAGACACCGCCTTTGATGGAAATACGTTTCAGCGCACCAGAACCCCCGCCACCCATTAAAGCTTTCGTAGCGTCGTCAAGCTCTGCAGTCTGCAAGTAAGCAGGTAACTCAGCATCTAAGATAGAAATTTCAGTACTCATATAAGCCTCATCGTTTGATAATTACTACGGTTTGTGAAACTTCCGCATTGAGTCCCGGCGGAAGTAGGTCGGGATTTTCGTCAAGAAACTGTGACATGTTTGTATTGTTGATTCGTTGATGAAGCAAAGAAAAGGCATCGTGCGTTTTCACAAATTTTGTAAACGCTGCCCAATCGTTTGTCCAATAATTTTTGTTGGTACGCCTAGAAATCGTACCGTAGTTGGTTCGTATGGTAGCAGCCCCTTGTTCGTTGCACAGGCTAATGAGCTGTGCCGCTACAATGTCTAGCTGTTCCTTGAGATCCTCGTCCTGCTTAGCAATCTGTCGGCGCTTGTCTCGTATCTTGACGTACACCTTTGCTAGTTGTTCTGCTGTTGCTGTAGTCACCGTGTTCTCCTTCGCTTGTAAAAGGTAGAATAATTATAAGCCACTAAATTTACATTGTCAACTAGCAACTACGAAATTTTTGTAGAGGTCGATCAACTTTGTGTGAACGTCAACTTTTTCAGACAGCATGCGATAGATGTGCTTCTCTACATCGCTTCCCTGGATGTGTACCACAGTACAAGGATTGCGTTGCCCCGTACGATGCACCCTGGAGTTTGCCTGTAAATATGTTTCTGTAGAAGTAATTGGCCCCCACCAAACCACTACGTTAGCAGCGTGTAGCGTTACCCCGTGGGCAGCAGCTTGCGGTTGAATGACTAAGACCTGCGGATTAGGCGTGGTTTGAAATCTAGAAAATATATCGGTGCGTCTGTTCGCAGTTATCGACCCATGAATCATCTCACACGTGATGTTGTTAGCTTTAAGTTGTTCACTGATGATTTCAATGGCGTGCCTGAAAGGGACAAATACAATTACTTTGTGGCTTGCTTCTTCAATCACCTCTAACAGCGCGTCCATACGACCCTTAGCATCAAAGGCCACAACCTCACCAGTATCTGAATAGACCGCACCACAAGATAATTGCAAGAGTTTGTTTAGGTTAGCTGCTGCGTTGACTGTAGTGATTTCTTCCCCCGCTGCAAAAGTCATCATGTGGTTTTTAAGTGCCGTGTAAAATTTTTGTTGTTGACTACTTAGCGGTACTTCTCGCACGGTGTACGTCATATCAGGCAAGTCAAGACACTCTTCTTTGGTAAACCTTATTGCGGGTTGCAGTGCATCGTGAACAACACGTTCAGCAGATTTTTTGGGTATCCATTTAAATTGTGTAATTTTAGTCATGACCTGATCGCGGAACGCACCCATGAATCGAGGCACACCTTCAGGGTTTATGATCTTTGCAAGCCCGTAAGCATCCACTGGAGACTGCGAAGCTGGGGTTCCTGTCAGCATCCACACCCAAGAACTGGGCTTAATGATTGAAATAAGAGTTTTCCACCGCCTTGTATTGACATTTTTATACGCGTTTGCTTCGTCTACGACAATTAAATCAAAATCACTCTGCTTAACTTCTTCTTTGATGATGTCTAACCCATCATAGTTACAGATCACAAAGTCAGCACCGTTTTTGACTGCGGCAATACGTTTTTCTTTTGAGTAGCTGTGAGCTATAGAACACGAACGATGCATAACAAACTTAAACAAATCTGCTTCCCATGCGGAAGCCATAACTGATAGGGGGCAAAGCACTAGAACCCTGCGAATTTTGCCAAGGTTCATTAAATAATCTGCTGCCCAAATTACGCTAGACGTTTTGCCCGTGCCTTGTTCGTTAAAACAAAAAGCGCGTTTATGAATAGTTAAAAATGACGCGGTAATTTTTTGATGGTAAAACGGAGTATATATTCCAGGCCAATCATACTGAGCTAAAATAGGCGAAGGAACATTTTTAATTCGCAGATTCTTTAAAACTTGTGCTTCGTCTAATCCCCATTTAACAAGAACTTCGTGTTCATTAATTTTCTTTGACTTTGGTATAACCCCTAATATTCGGTTTGGTTCACGTACTTTAAGTAGTATTGCCCTATTATCAATTATGTGCATAATATTTCTTAAAAAGACTATTAATAGCCCCACGTTTTGTTTTTCTAAATAATCCTGATTCAACAATTCCCCGATTGTGCCCCATTTTTTTCTTAATTACGAAAGCTACATAACCCACCTCAACTTTTTTATTGATAACTCCGTTTTTACTATTTATGGATAACCATTCTTCTTGGCAAACATCAAGCCATCTATCTTCAAGATTTAATAACGCATTAAATTCTTTCTTTGTTATATGATTCATAGACAGTTGTACCTCCCAAAGTGGGTTTTCCACTTAGGCTGTTTGAGTTACTATAGCTTAACGCAGCTACAACGTCAAGACTTTTTGCGCTCCCGTTTGCTTGTTTCGGACACAAGGTTGCGCTTACTGTCCCGTAAGAATGAACGGTTGGCACTCTTGGGTAGCGCAGCGACACCATCCTCATTGCTACCACCTTTGTCAAGAGCGCGGCGATGCGAAGCATCCATGCCATCCCCCTTTTTTACTTTGCCCTCTTTCATCAACTTAGCGCGAGCAGCATTTCGCATAGCCCGTTTTTTAAGTTGTTCAGGGGTTCCTTGATATTGTTCATATTCTTTTTTATACGGTCTTGGTTTATTAACGTATGGCATGATTACCTCTCTTATCCTTTTCCGTTATGGGTGCAATCTAAAACAGGGCACCACGATTTGCATGTAAAATTTGGTCTGGGATTCCATACATCAACTTGAAACGCTTGTTCCAGTTTATCTACATCAGCAATCCATTTAGTCCAATAATTATTTTGTTCATCCGATTCATAAATTGTCGGTATAAAATCATTTGCGTTAACAAAAACTAACCCTGCTTTAATGCGTTTTATTTTTGGAAAATGTTTAAATACTGCAAGAGATAAAATCTCAAGTTGTTTAGTGTTGGCGTATTTAGGATGATGCCCTGTTTTATAATCAATTATAAATGCTCGATCTTCTTGTAGCGTAAGTAAGTCAGCAATCCCACGCCACCACACATTTAAATCAGAAAACCTGCACGGCGTAAGCTCACGAGTAAGCCCCATACGATACTCGCATAAATGCTGTCCTTTGCGGTTACGTAAAATGTCTAACGATTTTTCAGCAAAATCAAACTCAGGGGGTAATGGGGTGTTGTTTTGTATAAAATTTTCAGCCGCTTTGTGAAACCGATTTCCATACAAAAGTTGTGCAGAAATAGGTTCTTTGATATCTCTTTTTACTTTTAATCTAAAGTATTTGTGTGGACATTGTGTGTACAAATCCAACGAAGAATACGACCAAGAAAAATTTTTCATATGAATTTCCTAAAAAGGTGCTTCTTCAATATCGTTAAGTTGTTTTGAAGTTTTAACAATTGATACATCCTTGCGATTAATAAAAGCATAGTGTGGAAAAGGCCAGCCATTGTCTGCGGGTATGCGTATGCATAGCATCCCATCATTGTCTTCTTTAACAAGATAACCAATCTCTCCGGTGCTCTTGATTCGTAGTTTTGTATCAGGTTGCATGATTGATTTTTTCCTTTATAACAGGGGAAAACTCCCGCGTTGTGAAACGTTGATCGCAATGCGTACACACGCGTTTGCGCTCCATGTAAAACCGCCGTCTTGCGGCATCAAAAAAACGGCGTGTGTCTGTCACTTTTGTCGGGTAGCCGTCTGTTGTTTTAGGGTCAGCGCAGTATGGGCAAATCATAAATTGTACCTTAATGAAATCTTTTTATTAGTGTGGTATAACCCGTGCGTCTTCCAAAATTTGGAGCAATCATGGCACAAGCAGCTTGCACAGAGGAAGAGTTTATTGAGATCTGGAAACGGTTAGGTAGCGCCAGTCTTGTAGCCAAAGAAGTTGGGATAAGTCTAAGGCAAGCACAGGAACGTCGTAGGAGCATTGAGAACCGGCGCGGTATCTCACTCGACGCATTCAATGACCAGCGGTTGTACAAGATTCTGCATACTGAAGACAAGATCCGGTCGATTGCAAATATAAATGGGCCTGTTATAGTTTTCAGCGACGCACATTTCATGCCGAACGAAACAAGCGTTGCGTTTAATGCCTTGTTAAAAGTTATTAAGAAAATCAGGCCCGTCATGATCGTGGCGAATGGGGATATTTTAGATGGGGCAACAATTTCAAAATACGGCCCCGAGGGTTGGCAAACCAAGCCCACACTCAAGCAGGAACTGGAATCAGTGCAATACCACATGGACGCTATCGTAAAAGCTTGTAAAGGTTTGGGAACAATTTTGCACCGCACAATTGGTAACCACGACATTCGATTTGAAAAAAGGTTATCGGGTCTTGTGCCTGAATACAGGGACATCCAAGGTACAAGGCTGTCTGACCACCTGCCTGACTGGTCTGTAAGTTGGTCTGTATTAGTCAATGACAACACCATGATTAAACATCGTTTACAACACTCAGGCATTCATTCTGGATACAATAATGTTTTAAAATCGGGAATCAGTACAGTGTCAGGACATACGCACCTACTAGAAGTAAAAGGCTGGGGCGACTATCGGGGGCGTCGTTGGGGGATCTCAACAGGGATGCTGGCTGACCCAAAATCGCAAGCCTTTGATTATATTGAAGATAATCCAGTGCCGTGGTGTAGTGGTTTTGCAATACTTGCCTACGATAATACGGGTAGATTGCTTCCACCAGAATTGGCTGAAGTGATCGACGGGGTTGCGTATTTCCGAGGATCTTCAATTTAACGAGGTGTATCATGGACGAAGTATTTGTAAACGTAGATTTGACCGAGTTTGAGTATGACGCACTTGTAGATTGGCTTGGCGAGCAAGAAATTAGCTCTGGTCTAAGCGGTCTGTACGATAAACTGTTTGCTGCTGTTGAAGCACGTGATGCAGCAGAGGAAGAGGAAGAAGGCGACGACGAATAAAATTCGTCATAGCTACCTTAACCAACCCGCCCACAAGGCGGGTTTTTCTTTTCCTGTATCGGCCTAATCTGACCGTTTAATCAGTATAAGAGGTCGTGATGTCTCATTGCTCACCCCCTGCTCTGATGGCTTTGACACAGTTCTCTGCCGTCACGGAATAGATCGGCTTCACTCGTTTAATTTCTTCTTCACACACCTTTGCACACGCCTCACGCTCTTCTTGTCTAATCAACTCGGCAAAATGCTCGATGTCACCGTGCAGGGTCAAGCCGTTATCTTCTATTAACTTAAATACGTTCATTTGATTTGTCCTTATGGTTATTTATTGTTGTCACCCCTTTTCTTGAGGCAGGCCAAATAAGCTGCTTCTGGTCAATCGTCATGTCTACAACACCATTACGCATGGCAAAGAGCAATCTTGGTGTTAATGCGGTAAACAACTTTGGCGGTTCATCATCTGGGCAGATGGTAAATGTGTATGGAAGTTTAGCCATGATTTTTTTCCTTTAATTTGGCTTCGATGGCGCGGGCAAAAGATTCTTCTGGCCCAAAGCAAGAATTAAAACCAATCTCTTTGCCAATAATCTCGCTCACCTCCTCATCCGTCAGCCCGACCCACTCTGTCGGTGCGCGGTATAGGGCCATGCCAACAGGCAATACGGTAGCGGGGTCGGTTGGTTGGATGACGCAATGTCCGCTATGAAATCCTGTTACATACGCCACAGGTTTTTGTTCTGGTGTGCTGGCTCGCGCTTGCGCTTCGTCCCAAGACTTTTCAAGCCAAGCCATCCACTCGTCTCTTGTCATTGGTTTGTTTTTCGGCACTGTGTTTTCCACGGTTTACTCCACATCTCTATTAGGTTTCCACGAATCCAAAGAACGCATCTCAGCTTCAAGTTCCCGGAGATCGTTGGCTGCATCAGACACCCCGTGCCAATCATGGCGAGCCATCATTACTTTCATGTATTCAATCAATATTTGTGCCTGTGCGGCAAGATCTTTATAGTCCATAAATTTCCTTATTTAACTGTGTGCCAGTTTCTAGAGTGAGCATAGTTATTGATAAGTGCTCCAACCGTTTGCAATTTGTCTTGAGCGAGTAATTTATTCGACAATTCTCTTGTTTTTCTTTCTTTAATGACCTTATGGTTATCGGCAGGAGTAAGTAAGGTATTAATATTTTTTTTGTTTAACCAGTCTATGAGTTGATCTTCAGTCCATTTTGTGTCCCAAAGTTTTTCATTTAAGTCCGGAAGATACGCTGCAATAAAACGAAGGACGTTGCAGCGTTGTTGATGCGGCCATTTCGGGACCCTTTTGAGTATCACAAACTCGTTGTATGAAATGTTTTCAGATGATAAAAAGTCATTAATACAGGCATTCATATAAATGGTTTTATTATTTTTAAATATTTTTATGAGATTTCTATCCCACAGCTCCTGAAGCATGTCTTTGTGGGTTTCCTTCATAAGATTTAATATGTCCATTATTTTTCCTTTGTGATTCGTTTAATCTCTCGGTCGATATACCATCGAGCCTTACGCAAGTCCTCGATTTCTTTTCCCTTTAATGAGGCCCGCCATACATACTTAACAGCGTTGCCTAAGTTAAACGACATGTGCTCAGTTATTTCAATACACTCCACACCACTAGGGTGCGAAGTGTAGTGCTTCGGGTTGTTAACGGTGTCAGTCATAAAATCCTCCAGCCCCAGATATCTTCAGTCCAAGATCTTTTCCATA